AATGTTTAAATGTTCTCTTGGCCATTTGCTTTTATGTATGCTTTATCACTTTCACTTAACTTTAAATACCTTATACTACCATTAATGTGTTGTCTAGTGTCTGCTCCACAGTTTGTGCATCTATAAAAATCAGATACAATTGCAACGAGTATTGAATCCTCTTCACACTCTTCGCAATAACCATGAACAGTGTCTATCCTTTGAAATACTTTAAATGATTTAGACAAGATCTACAGCCTTTCCAGTAATAGGTTTGTATTTAGTTTTCTTATCTTCTCTGTACGCTCTCATGTATTGAGCTCTTGGTTGAAATGGTATCCAACTTGCATGTATCCAACCCGAGTTAGGTTCACCAGGTGTATAGTATTCGAGTATCAGCTGGTCTGTTTCACAATTCATTTTTACCCAATCAGCAACTTCTGCATTGTCAACACCTAACACTTCGAAGTCAACAGCCTCGGCTTTGGCATGCTGTGAATTAATACTGCTACCGATAGCAACACACAACTCAGGTGAACGGTAGCCGCTAGTCACCTTTACCCTGCCGAACTGATCACGTACCGGCTGTAAAACTTTTTCACATAACATTTTTAATTTATCTATTTGATCTGCGTTAGGTTCGTTGTCGATACCTTTACGTATTGCAGTATCTGATTTAGTTAGCTCTTGAAGGCTGAAGTTACGTGTAAGTTTCATTATTTTAATATTAACTTTTTAATGGATTTAGATCCATCAATATTATCCTCTAATTCTGCCATAGATTTTATGCAGGAATATTTAATATTTGTTTTGCCAAGAAGTTTTAAATCACGTTTAGCAATACGACCTCGCTCCATACATTTTCCAAATGAAGGTTGTATACGTGCCTCCTTGATCTCTCCATTGACCAGCATAAGTAAAGCTACAATCATTTCAGGCATTAGTGTGCACTCTTTCCATTTGCTCTAACTTTATCTTTTAAATCTTCAATATCATTTAATGCTTTATCTAATTGCTCTCTTAAAAATTCTATATTAACTTTGTTTGTCATATTTTGTTCTTGAGTTTCTTCCATTTTTTCTACAGTCTTATAAAGATCTTCAATCAACATATACTGTTCTTGGTCCGTGGGTAGTTGTTCACTTTTCTTAAGCAGGTCAGCTTCAAATAATTCACGTGATGTTTCTAGTGAGGTCAGCCTCCCAGTCAACTCTGTGTATGCAATTACGCCAGCCACAACGCCAGCGATTATCATTAACATGTTCCTGATAGGCATGCTTACAGATGTGTTTTCAGATATCTTCATTTATTTTTTCTTTTTGTTTCTGTTCAATACAAACAAACTTAGCGTATAAATCATGTTTATTAACTTCTTCTTCTCCAATCGATTCTATTATTTTAATAGAATTTTTGTATCCGTCAATTAAACATTTGTAAGTATTTTCGTACATTATATTAGATGTAACAGGTGGCATACACGTGCTACTAACACTTGAACAAATAACTAAAGATAAAATATATTTCATTGTTTTGGTTTTGGTAAAGGCAGTATATATCCTTCTGGAGGCTCTTTTAATGTGGTATTGTTATCCATAGTTTTTGAGTCCGGATTTTCTTTTATATAATCCTCTTTCAAATCGTCCCACAGACTACCTGTAGGCATGGTTTCTGTCTCGATCGATTGTGGTATAACACCTCTGCATTTAGATACTAGCAATGTAAAGTTTGGATTTTGTGCAAGACTTGGATTTCTATTTACTTTGTTACACATTTTCATCAACTCTAGTTGTTGTTTTAACTGCATATTTTCTTTTGACGTTTTGCAGTCTGTGCCTAAATATTTTCTAAAACCTAAATTAAATCTCCAATTTTCATTATTATAATCTGTGCTACCAGAAGAGTTGTAATTTGTATCATTCTGATAATTTTCTATACGAGCCTCAAACTCTCCACACCTGTCGTTGTTGTTAAGATATTCGTTTCTAGGATACGCAGGTCCCATCCAAGCTATAAGACATAATAAAACTATTAGTATTCCAGTAAAATAATAATTCATCTTGGCGCACTCCATAGTTCATCCTAATAATTTATTTCTCTGTTGAGATCTTTAATATCGTATTCCATTTGTCTAACTTTATCAGCTAGAATTTCATATAGGTTTTCAGCCATTTCCCATGTGCCTTCAGCTCTCTCTAATTTTGCAATAACAGTATTAACATTATCTGTTAACACAGCCATATCTCTTCGAACATTTTCCATGCTCATCGTTTTTAATTCTTGTATCTCTGCTTGGTTTGCATTGATTGTATCTGTTAAGTTTACAATATACTTAACACCTGTGAATGTTCCGACCAGGACTGACGCCACGACCGGAACCATTACTATATTCTTTTTTAATAAGTCTACTAAATTCATTATCTAGTCCAAAACATTAATCTTTTGGATATTTCTTTTATTTTATTCCAAATTTTTTTAATCATGTTGTCCTCCTTATGTATATTACCGTGAACATGTCCACAATGTGGACACACTTTATCTACATTAATAGGTGTTATTATAAACCCCATTCCACAGTTTTCACACTTCATTTTTTCTTCTCCTCAATGTTATAAAACATTCTATCTGAATCTTCAGTTACCCAGTCTCCATCTTCAGCGTCCCAGTAGGTAGTTTGCACCTTATAGTCAGGCCAATCATTATCTGTGGTGTAGCTGTTAACGTGCCAAATTATTCTATTGTTTG